GCGTCTGCGAGCCCCTTGCCCAGCTTTGTGTCACCCACTTTGTAGACTGAGCTTCCGGTGACTTCTTTGAGGTAGCGGAGATTAGCCCTGATGTCGTCGATGCCGTAGTCATAGATGATGTAGACCTCTGCTGAGCGGAACGGCTTCCAGACAGAGGATTTGAAGACAAAGACATCAGTTTTGACACCGATAATGCGCTCATGCTCTTTGCCCCAGATACTGCGCTTTACTTTGATCTTCTCCGGGTTACGGCATTGTAAGCGTAAGCTCGAATAGAAGCCAATCGCTTCTCCGCCTGGGGTCTTATACTTCTGACCATATGGGCCAGCATCAAGATTCTGCCGGATTTGATTAGAGCAGACCACGAGGACATCCCTTTGGGTGATGATGCGGCAAGTCTTACGCAATTCCTCGCTGAACTCCTTCGCACGTCTCATGCCCATCTTGTCGCCTTCTTCTTTCTCTAGCTCCATGTCAGTGCTTAGGGCTGCAAGCGAATCAGCGCACACGCCGTATATCTTCCCAGTAGTGTCTTCTGGTATCCAGTCCCGAACAGACTTGAAGACTTCTGGTACGGTGTTCGGGATTGTGTATTCAATGCGGCTAGGGTCGAGATTGAACATCGAAGCGAATTGCTTATTGAGTCGGGCCTCAGGATCGTGGAACATGATTTCTCCACCCAGCTTCTGAATATTGCCGGCTATTTGGCAGAGCAGTACTGTCTTACCTGCTCCTGACGGGCCGAATATCTCGACTAGGATACCTGTCGGGATACCGCCTTCTCGGAAGCGTCCGCCTGAGATAGCGAGGTCCAGTAACGTGGACCCAGTTGAGATTGTGCGAGATGTGCCGTCATACTCTGAAGGCGGGCGCTGCTTCTTGCTGACTTTGCGTTCGACTTGTGCACTCAGTGCCTCTCTCGCAGGTGGCTTCGTGCGCTTCATCCGGTCCTCTCCTCTCTTTGAGGCAGAGACAGATCAAGAGACATCTCTCTGTCTCTTGATCCGGCTCTACGTGCTTACCGATGACTACTGCGACTCTGACGCTTCCATGCAAGCGTCCCAGACCTTGCATTCGTTACAGTCGTCGTGCTCGTCACAGTCCCCGCCGAATTTGTGACCGTACGGACACTTCTCAGCGCCTTTGCTTTTGCTCTTGTCCTTGGTTTTGTATCCGCCGGGCTGATTCGCTTTTCTCATCTGACTGCGCTCATCTTTATCCAGTTCGGTGGCGTCTTTCTTCTTGTTGCCTCGCTTAGGCGGCGGCGGTGGTTCGGGCTCATCGTCGTCATCATCATCATCGTCGTCATCATCATCATCGTCATCATCATCATCGTCGTCATCATCATTGTCGTCATCATCATTGTCGACATCATCATCATCGTCGTCATCATCATCATCGTCATCGTCGTCCGTGAAGTTAGACTGCTTCGACGATAACCTGCTGCGCTTCTTCTTGTCGTCGTCATCGTCGTCATCTTCTGATGCCGGCTCATCTAAGCTGCCATAGAAGAGCGCATACACATTCTTATACGTAGGAATCTCGATGATCTCATCAAGTGACGGTATGTCGTCAAGAATTGACTCTTTGTACGGCTTGTCTCGCTTGACTGGGTCAATACGAGATGTCTCAGCGTACTTGTTCGAGCCGAAGCTTTCTTCGCTAAATCGGATGCGCAAGGTGCACCCGTCTTCGAGATCGGGGAACGACTCTAGCTCTTCGTTCTCCTGGATTTCTTCATTGAGCTTATCCTGAAACAGGAACTGCGAGATGTCCCAGATATGAGGCTTTTCCTCGTACTTCTTGTTGCCCTTGGGGATAACTACATATAAGTTGCGCTGCTGCGGTTTCAAGGCTTTAACTGTCTCGTCGTTCCAGTCTGCGCCGTCCTTCATGAGCTGCGCTCGATACTCGCATATCGGGCACTTCTGCCCGATGCTCGATGGACACACGATGCTGAGACGCTCAGGGCCGATGTTACGGTGGATGAGGTACGGACGTCTGTACCAGAGACTACCCGGCACAGCGATGCCATATTCATCATCACGGTCCGGATGATTCGGTATCTTGACTTCGTATGGCATGATGTCTAACAATACCCGGCTGCCCGGCTCCTCCTTGAAGACCGAAATCCCTTTTGGCAGATTCAGATGCCCGTACTGCGAGCCTCTCGCCTGCCTCGCGGCGTTGCGAGCGATTGCTCCCTTCATGAACTTCCGTTTCCTACTCTGTTTCTTGCCCATTTACCGATTGGTCACCTCTCCTGTATAGAATTCGCATTGCCATCACTTTGCCGACGTAGGCAAAACCCGATAAGATTGAGACGTATACCGGGAGTAATACAATGACTGCTACTGCGTATTCATAGCTCATCCTTACGATCCTTTCCTGGTCCGCCGCATTTGTACGTGACTCGCAGCCTTCTTTTTTTCAAGACGCTCAAGGTGTTCTCGATATTCAATGTCGAGATCCCTGGGCGCCTTCGGACCGGCGAAGTATCCTTGGCCTTGCAGCCTGACTAAGCTCTCAAGCGCACTTTTCTTTTGCTCAATCGCTTTGACAGCACCGACAGCGATGCTGTGTTCGTACTTGGCATCGATGTACTGCTGTGACAGCTCTTGATACTCTGGCTGGAGAATGATTGCGCTTTGTATCGCTGCTTCTGTCGGCTTCAGTAAGCCGTACTTCTCAGGGTCACTCCTGATGCTCTTCTCGATCCGGGCCTTACCGGCTTCGAGTCGTTCCTTTGCCTCATCCCTCATCTTCTCCATGAGGGCCATATGCTTCGCATATTTCCTCATCAACTCGGGCTGCTCTAGCCAATGCACGTCAAGCCCGTTCGGGTCAATCCGTACATCTTGCTCATAATCAAGCAATTCCTCTGTCCTGTTCGTTGCACTCATTCGTTGTACTCACCGCCTATTCTTCTCAAGCGCAACTTGCTCGTCCACCTGTTCTTTTACCAGCGCCCAACACTCCCTGAACGCCTTCTCAGGCGTGTCTTTCGGCTCCAGCTCTGCGACGACCGTCGCTTCGACTCTGATACTCTGAAAATTACCGAGATTCTTGGTGAATGAGAATGTTGCTCTCACTTCTTTCGCCTTCATTAACAACCCCCTTCATTCGTATTATACGTCAGACAGCTTGTTCATTTAGGGCGCAGTCACAGACGCTTGCTCATTCTGAGCTGCATCATCCGGCTTGACTCTCTCAAAACCGCTTCCCATGCCGATAAGGCCTCGACTTGTTATATTCATGCTTAATCCGGATGGCATCCTCTATATCTATCCCCTCCTTCGAGCAATAATCGAGGATACGAATGATGGCATCGGCTAGCTCGATGGGAACCCCGAGAGGTTTATCAGTAGCATCCTTGGAATAATAGACCTCCGTAGGTTTCTTCCCCATCCTGGATTCTTCGAGAGCTTCCGATAGCTCACTGTGACAGAGGGCAATGACCTCAGGGAATTCTCTTTGCGTATCCCACCAACCGTGCTTTATTGCATTATCATGGATCTCCTTCGCAAGGTCATTCAATCCTTTTATCATGACGGTCTACTCCTCCTCACTTAATAGAGCACTGATACAAGCGAATGTCAAGCCGGGAAATCCCGAGTCATAGAAAGGCTCGATGAATTCCTGCATAACCTCGGCAACCGAGAGGTCCGGGTTCTTCCCAAGAAGGATGGCCTGACAATATCCGAGGACGGCCCGCCGTATCTGCTCGGGGTCTTCCTCCTTCAACCCATTCAGGATGCCGGCAACCTGTTTCCATGCGGCCCGATTGACTAATGCCCGACAAAGTTCTATGGTCTTGGACTGTGTCTCTGCAGCCTTCTTCGCCACCTTAAGCCGCTTTGATCCATCGACAGCAAGCACTTGAGAAAGTATCTGGAGAGCATTGCGGGGATGCCCCATGCTGTCTTGTATGATCTGCTCATAGACTTCTTTGTCGAGCGTCTCATTCTCCGCTGTGACCACCCGCCGGAGCAGTCGCTTCATCTCTTTTTCTGTGAGCGTCCTGACCTGATACTGAGCACAGCGACCACGTATCGTCGGAAGCAACTTCTGCGGCTCAGTCGTGCAGAGTATGTAGAAGACGTGGGATGGTGTGTCTTCGAGAGCCTTGAGCAATGCCGTCTGAGCATCGCTCGTCATCTTGTGGCACTCGTCAAGTATCCAAATACGGTACGGTCCTTCAAGGGGCTTGTATGCGCTCTGCTTGCGCATCTCTCGAACGGTGTCAATGCCTCTGAAGTCTGCTGAGTCAATCTCTCTGATGTCGCTGCCTTGCGCTCCCAACTCTGTGGCGATAATGCGTGCTAATGTCGTCTTGCCACAGCCGGTCGGGCCGTGTAGCAAGATGCTCTTCGGCATTGACTGCTTCTGACTGAGCTGCTTGCGCAGTATCTCAACGACCTCTTGGTTGCCGAGCATGTCGTCGAGCGAACTTGGTCGATATTTGAGGTACAGGACACCCTCTTCCATACTCTGTCTCTCCTCTCAGCTCTTCTGTTTTTCTATCTATTTGATGAGCTTCAGTAGTTGTCTTGGGTCGAACCCTCTCAAGACGTGACCGTCAAACACTATTGTGGGGAGCGATTTGACTGGGAATGGTGCTTTCTCATGGTCAAGCACTTCGACTTCGATGCCATGTTGTCCGAGCCATATCACAGCTTTTTTGCACGCTTGGCACCATGGTGCTGTATATACTGTCGCTTTGCGCTGCCCGTCCATCTCAGTGCCTCCTTTATGATACCTGTACCCATGGCTTGTCTACACCATACACCTCAGTTTCGATCTCAAGCGGGACTATGATCCACTTCCATGCGTTCGGGAGCAACTCTTTGACAATATGATGCAGTGCTGCTTTGATACGCTCGAATTCGTCTGGATGGGCGTCGATGAGGATCGAGTCGTGGATCTGCCCAATGATCTTTGATTTCCATTGCTCTTCACGTGCGATGCGGTCCAGCTCTATGAAAGTGAAAAGGAGGCAATGAAAGGCTGAGCCTTGGATCGGGTAGTTGACGATCTCATTTTTGCGCATCATGCCTGAGCAGATGAAACCGGTGTGCATCTGTAGGTAGCCTTGCTTGCGATACTGAGCGACCCACTTCTGCTTCCATTCGTTGTATACCTTGAACCGATTGCCCCAGAAGTCGTCTTCGACTCGCTTCATGTGGGCAAGAAAGTCGTCAAAGCTCTTGATGCCTTGTTGCCGCATGTGCGCCCCGATATGCGTGCCGTCTGGTAGCTCAAGACCCATATCGTCAGCCCATTTACCGCTCAATGGCAGCTTCACCCAGTCGCAGAGACCGGATGCGTTGTTGCCGTAGTAGTCCCCGTAGAATTGCGGGAACA